TTTAGGTGGTTACAACACAGCTATATCATCATCACTTAATTTAGTTAGTGATTTGTTAAGATTATCAGAAGAAAGTTTTGAAACTACATCAGATAAGATTGTGGCTTATGCACAAGTCATAGGCCAAACTTTGAATGCGGTGTTCTCAGCATTTATAGACCAAAATCAAGCAGCGTTAGATGCTGACTTAGAAGCGTTTAGAATTGATAGTGACGAGAGACAAAGAATTTTGACTGAGCAGTTGAATAATGGATTAATCACCAGAGCTCAATATGACAGTTCAGTTGAAAGCCTTGATAAAGAGCTTTACAATAAACAACAAAAAGCTAAAAAAGATGCATTTGAACAAGACAAAAAGTTAAGAATAGCTCAGGCTACAATTGCTGGTCTTCAAGGTGCTGTTGCGGCTTTTGCTGGTGCTATGCAGTTAGGTCCGATTGCTGGTCCGATTGTAGGTGCTATCTTAGCCGCTGCTGTTGCTACTTTAACTGCGGCTCAAATCTCTCAGATACAAAAACAAAAGTTTGATGGAGGTCCTGGTAGAATAGATGCTGGTGCTGGTTCTACACCAACTGCATCGGCTCAGATTAATCAATCATCTACAGGTGGCTTTACATCATTCAATGAGAATGTAACTGGTGGTCAAACAACTAATCAAACAACAACACCTACAGGTACAACACAAATGCAAAAGGTATATGTCTTAGAAAGTGATATATCTTCTGCACAAGACAGAGTTAGAGTGATGGAAAACAACTCAACATTCGGATAAAGTTAGTATGTATCATGATGTTGCATCTTTTACAAAAAACAATCCGACCTAAAAACAACATATAGAGTATGAAGAAAGATTTACCTATTTTCGACATCATTATCAACGATGAAGACTTATCTCAAGGAGTAGGTCGTATATCACTTGTTGATGAACCTGCAATTGGTGTTGATTGGATAGCTCTTAAGAAACAACCTAAGACGACTTTGGCTAAAAGAGAGTGTTTGGGTTGTCCGCCTAATGGTGATGGTACTAAAGCTAACGGAGAACCTGACAGAAGATGTAGAGATACTAAGGGTGAAGGTGGTGCTGGTAGAGGCACAGGTAAATCAACAGCTTCAGTAATTCCAACAGGTAAAGATAGGCAGACTGCTGAGGAAAAAATAAAGGAAGCATCAAAAATGAGCAATCCTGCAACTCCTACTGCTGATAATTTTGGTGAGTTACAAGCAATAGTTGAAAGGATTGATGCTAGTGGAGATGTTGTTGTTGATGTTAAAGCATCAAATAAAGAAGATTATGAAAAATTCAAAGATAAGATTAAATCAGAGATGAATACCAAGCCAGTAGCAACAGGTGAAAAACCATCACCAAAGATTGGTCAATATGCATCTGGCACACAACAACTGTTGGATGAAAAATTTGGCAAAGGTTGGGAGAACAAAGAGATTTACAAAATTGATACTTTTGAGACAAATAGAGATGGAACTTTTTATGTTAAAGATGTACCACATATAAAAGTTGGTGATAAGTTTGTTGAAGCAAGTGAGATGGTAACCAAAAGTCCTTCAAAAAGCGATTATTCAAAATATCAATATACTTTTAGTGATGGTGAGAATTCGATTTTTTCTCATAATGCCTACAAAAGGCGGTCATTTGTAAAAACAACTTTAGCAAAAAGAGAATGTCTTGGTTGTCCGCCTAATGGTGATGGTACCAGAGTTAATGGTGAGCCAGATGGAAGATGTCGTGATAACAAAGGTGGTGGTGCTGGTGCAGGTAGAGGCGCGGGTGCAGGTAAAGCTCCAAAAGGCGTAGGTAAAACAACATCAACAAAAGAACCAACAAAAGTACCATCAGGAACACCACCACTTAATGTACCAACGTCTGTTCAATCATTAGCCGCACCTGAAAAATGGAATGAAGAAACACAAGAATATTGGTCTAATCCAGATAATGTTCAGGCTGTAAAAGATAAAGACAAAGAACTAAATACAAGAGAACAAGAGATAAGAGAAAAGATGAGGTTATTTAACGAAAAACTATCCCAGTATCCAGAAAAAAATGGTAGATATCAAATACCATTAGATGAAGAACCGGCTATTAGAGCAGAACAAAAAGCTATAAGTGATGAGAAGGCACAATGGGATAAAGAAAAACAAGCTCAATATAGATTGAATTCTGTAGTGTCTGAGATTGATAAACTTGGTGGAGCTGAAGCCGTTGGTAGAGTAAAAGAAGTTGTAGCTGAGAGAAAAGCAGCCGAGGCCGAAAGAATTAGGGTTGCTGAAGAGAAAAAAGCTGAGGCACAAAGAGCAAGTCAAAAAAGGATTGAAGAGGAGAACGAAATCAAAAAAATAGCAACAGTTGCTATAGCTGATAGATATGGTGATACACGAGGTGGTACTACAAAAGCTGCAGAAGAGGCATACAAATCCTTTACAAATGCATCAGATGTGGAGAGAAGAGCAATGAGGAATGGTGATGTAGGAAGTGCAGGTGGTAGTTTTAAGACTGCTTGGATTAGAGAAGATACAGAGAGTGAGGATAGATTTGTACCCAATAAACCTATATTAAAACTCGATGGTGGTGATGATAAGAAAAAATACGATAATCTAACATTTGAAAGTAAAAGAGACCTTATGGCGACCATCAAAGATGTTCCACGTAATGGTGATGAAGGACAACACATTATGGATGTTACATATAACGATGGTACAAAATCTACACTTAGAATTATCACTGATAGTACAAGAATTGGTACTTGGGAAGATGGTATCAATGTACAGTATAGTTGGATTTACAATTGGGATTATTAAAATATGATGAATATAGAACTAAAAGCAGATAAAGAGAAACAGATGTTGTACGGTCCATTTTTGATACCGAACAAACTCATTTATAGAAACGACCGTCAGAACGGTGAGTACTATGTTAGATTTTCGGCTAATGAGATTGAGAAGATTGCAACAAAGTTCAATGAAGATTTGAACTCTAAGAATATAAATCTGATGCACACAGATGATATGATTGATGCTTTTGTAGCACAATCTTGGATTATCGAAGGTGAGCAAGATAAAAGTAAGAACTTCGGTTTTGATTTACCTGAAGGTACCTGGTTTGGTGCTGTTAAGGTTAAAGATGCTGAGTTCTGGAACGAAAAGATTAAGAATGATGAAGTGAGAGGTTTCTCTGTAGAGATACTTGCTGACTTACACTTATCACTAAAAAATAAAGAACAACTAATGGAACAAAAATTAGATTTAGGCTCAACTATGTTGGGTGATGGTACAACACCAATCTATTATGATGGTGAAGAAATAGCTGTAGGTACTGCAATCTTTACTGATGAAGCAATGACTATGCCTGCTGACGATGACAGATGGGTTTTAGAAGATGGTCGTACAATCGTCGTAGTAGGCGGTATGGTAGAGGCTGTCGAAGAAGGTCAAATGTTGGCTGATGATGGTGCTTGCTATGAAGGCTACGAACAAGTAGGTATGAAAATGTTAGATGGTAAAGAAGTACCAAACTGCGTACCAGTAAAAGACGGAAAACCTGAAGCACAAGAGGCTTTAGCGGTGGCACCATTTGCTGAACCTACTGCACCGGCTCCTGCTGCTGATATGCCTGCTGAGACTTCAGTTGCAATCACAGCTGAAGAAGTATCTGCTATGATTGATGCAAGATTTACTGACTTAATGGAAGAGATATCTAACCTTAAGAAAATGATGGGTGATACAGAAGAAGAGTATAACAACTTTAAATCATCTGTTAATGAGAAGTTTAGCATCGTACCTGCTGTAGCAAGTATCACTAAACAAAAAGTGGTTAGACTTGATGACAAATTCTCATCAGTAGAGGCTCGTATCAAAGAGTTTGCAAAAAACAAATAATAAAAACAAAAAACGAGGTATCACCTATATAAGGGTAGAAACCACAAAAAATAAACAAATAAAAAATGGCTTTAACAGACAATACTACTTTTTATGGTAAGGACGCAGAAGGCTTCTTCAAGAAGGTTCTTACTACAGGATTGGCTAAGAATGAGTTATCTCTTATCCCTAACGTTAAGAGCAAAATCAAATTAGCTTATTCTGACTTGGGTAACATCCTACAAGCTGACGACTGTTCGTTCTCAGCAACTGGTGAGGGTACTCTTAACCAAAAAACAATGGAAGTTTGCGACCTTAAGGTAAATCTTGAGTACTGCGCTACGACTTTCGAAGCAAACTACCTTTCTCTTCAACTGAGAGCAGGTTCTAACAACGATGAAGTGATGCCTGCATCTTATGCTGACTTCGTTGTAAATTATGTAGCAGAAAAAGTTGCATCTGACTTAGAAATTACTATGTTCAAAGGTGATACAGGAACTGCTTCTTACCCACTTAACTTATGTGACGGTTTGGTAAAACAACTTTTAGCTGACGCTGCAGTTATCGACGTATCTGCAACTTCTTCTACAATCACATCTTCAAATGTTGTGACTGAGTTGAACAGAGTTCTTAACGCGGTACCAGCTGAAGTAAGAGACCAACCTAACTTCAAAATCTTCGTTTCTCAAGAGATTGCATTCACTTACAAACAAGCTCAAGCTTTAACACAAGGTGGTCTTTTCTTAGTAGGAGACAAAGAATTGAACTATTTAGGTTACAGACTTATTCCTACATCAGGTTTGACTGCAAAACAAATGATTGCTTTCAACGCTGATAAGGTATATTTTTTAACTGACTTAGTATCTGACTGGGACGATATCATTATCATTCCACAAAGACAAATCTCAGGTGCAAGAACAGAAAGATTTGCAACTTCATTGAAGTTCGGTGTTAATTACCTTTACGGAGGCGAAATCGTACTTTACTCATAATCCTAACGGACTAAAAAAAAATCAATAAACAAATGGCTTGTGTAAGTTTTTCAGGAGGTATTGCTAAGGATTGTGACAACAACATTGGAGGTCTAACTAAATTATATTTAACGGACCTTGATAACATCGTTAGTTACACTCAATCAGGTGGTACAGTATCCGCAATCACAATGGCTACAGCTTCTAAATTTTATGAGTTTGAATTTAACAGAAACTCAGCAACATTCACAGAAGACTTGGTTAAATCAGTTGAAGCTGGTTCAGCTCTATTCGAGCAAACAGTAACTGTTACTATTCCAAGAAGAGATGTAGCAAAAAGAAACACTTTGGCTCTTTTAACACAAAGAGACTTAGCGTGTATCGTAAAAGACAGTAACGGTTTATTCTGGTATCCAGGTGCCAGTGAAGGTCTTTACTTATCAGAAAGTACATCAACTTCTGGTACAGCTAAAGCTGACGGTTCAAATTATACTTTGACAATCAAAGGTTTTGAACAAGACAGAGCTTATGGTGTAGCATCAGGTATCGTATCGGCATTAGTTGCATAAAGCAATTGATGACAGTAAATGGGAAGGAGCCTGTAGATTATTCTACAGGCTTTTCTCGTTTTAAAAACAAACTGGTCTTTACTAAACATATAAGATAAACCCTGCTTTATGATGATAAATCTAACATCTGGTGTAACAAGTTCTGTGTGGCTAAGCCTACGAGAAGATGTTCCTGTTGGTTCTACTGCGAGTTTTAAATTCACATTTACTAATGATGTTACTGGTGCAACTAAAGTCTTTTACCCGACTGATTTGCAGCCTAACAATAAATGGTCGAGATTTGATATAGCTGTTGGAACACCTGAGAACCTTAACTTACCACGACTTACTATGTCTCCAGGAATGTGGTCTTATATTGTAGAAGCTGGTACAACCATACTCGAGACGGGTAAAGTATTGGTTAAAGAAACAAAAACAACCTGGGCGACTTTAGACAGACCCGCTAAAAGCACTGGCGCCCTAAGAAGATAATATGGCTATATTTGACATTTTCTCAAAACAGCAAAAGATTGAAGAACCTAAATCTCCAAGTCAGGACATTTTAGATACAATCAATATGCGCAACATCGACCTACCTATGCCGAAAGAGCAGAAAGGTTATGACTGGGTCTTATTCGGACCTAACAATCAATTCCCAATTGATTTACTTGAGTACAGAAACCAATCTGCTATTCACGACAGTATCATCGAAGGTAAGACTTCTTTAATTGCTGGTGAAGGATTTATGTTTGGTACAACTCGTGAAGAAAGCAATCAGTACATCTTAGAGAACTGGAGACAAATTCCTTTCTGGCGTAAGTTAGACCGTGTGTTCTGGCAGGTAGCAAGAGACCAAGAGACATTTGGTTACTCTGCATTTGAAGTTATTTACTCAATAGACAGAACAAGAGTTGTTGATATAAACTGGTTGGATGCTTCAAGATTAGCATCAGGTAAAAAGAATGAGTTTGACCAGATTGATTGTTACTACTATTCAGAAAACTGGACTAACACAAGACAGTATCCACCTCGTAAGATTGAAGTGTTTGACCCTAATGGTGAAGGTCTAAGACAGATTATGTTTATCAAGTATGAAGATAACAATATGGACTACTTTGCTCTTCCTAACTATTATGCGGCTCTTAAATGGATTAAAGCAGATGCTCTTATGGCTGAGTACAACTTAGCTGCAATCAACAACGGCTTCTCACCTTCAATCGTGTTTAAGTTCTATAAAAAACCTTCACCTGAAGAAAGAAGATACAACTCAGAGGCTATTAAGGCTCAACACGGTGGTGCAAAGAACGCAGGTAAAGCAATCATACTTTATGCTGATGGTAAAGAGTTAGCACCTGATGTAGATACACTTGATGCTACAAACATTGATGCAAGATTGTTACAAGTAAGTGACCAGATTGTACAACAGATTATCACAGCACACAGATGTCACCCTCAACTATTAGGAATTCAAACTCCTGGTAAATTAGGTTTCTCAACAGAGTTAATTCAATCGTGGGAGATATTTGACAAAATGGTTATCAGACCAGAAAGAAAACTCATCTTAGACGCATTTAAAGAAGTGCTGGTATATAATGGCATACCGAGAGTAGAGATTGAGCCTCTGGTACCAATAAAAATCGAACAACAACAATAATGGCAGCTACATTCAGTTTTCTTTTTATAGATGATGAGTATCTAAGAACTTATACACCATTAGGTAAATCAATCGACATCGACCAAATCTATCCTTTTGTTAGTGAAGCTCAAAACATCTATACACAAGACCTTTTCGGAACACCACTTTACAACTACTTAGAGTGGAAGCTTTATACTGGTCTAACTTTCTCAACAACTTACTTCTTACAACAAGAGATTGACTTAATCAACATAGCTTCAAAGGCTTTAGCCTATTGGACAATCTACTTAGCCTTACCACATTTAGCCATTCAGATTAGAAACATAGGTTTAGGTAGAGCAACTGCAGAGAATGTTCAAGTAGCTGCTGTTCAAGAACTAAAGTATATTCGTGAAGAGATGCAAAACTTAGCTGAGTTCTGGAACCAACGTGTTGTTAATTATATCTGTGAGAACTCTGAGTACTTCCCACTTTACAATGCTAAATCTGATGATATGTATCCACAGACTTACCAGTATGACAGTGACATCTACATAGAAGACAGATACAAAGACCTTAGTTTAGAAGAGATACGCTTTCTCAAAAAATACTTATCATAATGCAAATGGAGATACTTACTTTAATTGGTGGTGTTATGTTAGCCATCATAGGATACTTTCTTAGAAAAACAATGGACGAACTCAAAGAAGTCAAGTCTATGTCTTATGATAACAAGACGCAAATCGACATCTTAAAGATTGACTACAAAATCAGATTTGACAATTTAACAGAAAAGTTCGACGAACTTAAACTTACGATGACAGATTTGATAAAAGAGATTAAAGAGTTAAACAAAAGAATAAAGTAAATGGCTGTTAAGAACACACTATTCAAATTCAAACCTTATGATGGTGTCAGACTTGTCTATAACACATTCATCAGTGGTGTCGAAAACACATACTATGCTGAGGCATCTGGTAACAGATACTACTATTCGATTTTAGGAAGTAGCGCATCTGATATGGAGAGTGCTACCTTTAACTCATTTATCTCAGTTACAATGTCTAACTATAAAGTCTATACATTTGATGCGATACCAATGGAACCAGGAGAAACTGTGTTTATAGAAGCAACTGCTGTTGCACTCAATTCAACAGGAAGTTCGGCTTTTCTTAGTAGAACTTGGGGTGGTTATAGACATTCCGGTACAGAAATTAAAGAGATTGGTGGCACAGGTTCATTTACTTATACAGTTCATAAAGACTTTTCTGGTTGTGACTTTGAATGGTTTCCTACAGGCACTCAATCTATATCATTTAATCTCGTAGGTCAAAATTCACAGACTTTAGATTGGGATGTCCATATTAAATATACAAAAGGCTTTCACTCAATCACATCAGGTGGTTCATCTGAAAAGCCAATATATCCAGTAGAGAAGTAAATTAAACTATAACAACTTTTGCACGCCATTCGTGTCTGCAGAAAGGCGTTGTGTTTAAAGTACCTGGTAGCCTATAAAAACCACCTCTATATTGGAACACATCTGGTTGTAAATCATATTTAGCAAACATCTCAACTAAGTGGTCGTTAGGTAAAGACGCAATCTCTTCGAGAGTATATGTTCTATTAGTATCTCTCATCATCTCTTTACAAAAGTCTCTTGAACCAGATTTAGCTGAAGGTATGCCATCAATCTCTCTATATTGATAAACAACTTTGACTGTAACAAACTTAAGGTCAATCTTAGAAAGCACTTCACTTTCTTTTTGAATTGCATCTTCGATTGATTTAACAGGATACTCATCAAGTACTTGTTTAAACTTTATACTTTGACCTCTTAGTTTTAAAGCTTCAAGCACAGGGTCTTGACCAGTCATATGTAAGTCAAAGTTGTATCTTTTGTCTAAGTCCTTCATCTCACCAAACACCATTACATCTTCTGATAATCCGATTGTTTTGAGTTTGTTCCATACTTTATGGTCTCTCTTTTTAATCTTACGAGCTGAACGAACATAAACTTTGTAGCCTAAGTCTTTGTAACCTTTAACAACTTCTTCATCAAAGTCTTCATTGAAGATTACTTTTCTTTGTTTCTTTAAGTTCTGTTGTTTATCTATTTGTTCCAGTTTTCTTTGAGCCCATTCGACACCTTCATCTCCACCCCAACTGAGCCACATAAGACGACCACATCCATCACCTAACTCTTTATCTGAGTTCTGACGGTGTCTTTCGAAGCCAGCCATCCTTGCTATTGTATCACGACTAATGGCTTCACCAGAAGCGAGCTGGTTGGCTCTCGCTTTACCTACAGCTGTACCACAATCACCCCAACCATTCTCAGCGGCCCATCTTAATGCAGCTTTTGCATTCTCAGTTGCTCTTTTAGGGTAGTCATTATAACTTTCTGCAAAATCTAAACTAAGATATTCTTTAATCTTAATGATGTGACCATTCATATATTGTACATCGTGTTGCATACCAGTCAATTCGTCAATCTCTCTCATCAAATCTTTGAAGTCATCGACTAAGATTGTAGCTTCATCTAATTGGTCACGAGAAGCCATCTTATCTTGTAGAACTTTTTTCTCTATTCTAAAAACACTGTCAGCAATCTGTGCCGCTGAACGTATCATACCTTGTGTTTCTTCATCTACCTGCATCTCAACAAGATGTGCAAATGTAGCCTGAGCACCAGGACACATATCAAAGTGTTGAGGTTTGTAACCATAGATGTCTAAATCTTCTAAATTGATACTTATAGGTGCTTCTGTACTCCAAGTTGCATCACTGACAGATGGCGTAGCTGATTTAAAGTTCTCATCAGCATAAGTTAAACATATAGCTAAAGCTTGGTCTTGTGGCTTACCAGAGTTCATCTCTTGAGATATACATCTTGATACAAATTCGTCTCTGGTCTCGTCTTTTCTTTTTTCGATTGGCATAAGGTTTTTTGTTTTTTAAGGGCAATTTATCACTATATCACCTGTTGATTGTGTGTTTCCTATA